CATAATTTATGTTTTTTAAATCAGATATCCTATTTGTAAATTCATACGTTGAAGCTTCTAAAAATTTATTATGTATTGTTGTTATAAATGTATCAAAATTTTTTATTTTAAATTCACCAATCATTTTATTCAACCACTTTTCAGAATACTTTCTTTTCATAAATGAACTTATTGTAGTTGGTGTAATTGCTTCTACAAAAGAAAAAGAAGAATTTATAGTATCATCTCTAAATTCACCTCCCATCATAAATAAAGAAAATCTATCTTCCAATTCTTTATTTATATTATTTACATCTCTTATAGGAAATAATCTAACTTCAGTTCTAGATGGTGATATTTCGGATATCCAAAGTTTATCATTATTTAATTCACTACCAACTCTTTTATTAATAAGAGATATTTGTGTTTTAAAATTACCATTATTATATCCAGCTTCTCTTAAAAGTCTTTCAACATCTATAAAATATTCATTTGGTAATTGATACTTTTGAAATATAGTACCTTCTGCTATTAAAAAATAATCTTTAATATTATCTGTTGTTAATGGTATGTATCTAACCAAATTTCCATCTTTTTGTGGAAGTTGATTATCGTTTATATCATATATAATTACTTCAATAGAATCATTTTGCCCTAATCCAAAAAATGACTGAATATCTCCATTTTCAAATATCTTTCTATCATTTGAATCAATTCGATATCCTTTGTTATCTAATATTTCTTTGAATGTTTTTATGGCCATTTTTTATTTATTAATCATATTTGTATATATGTACAGTGAAATCTTTATTTTCAGTTTTAGTACCATCAGATACTATTATACTAAATGTAAAATCATATTGTGATGGTTTTGATGCAGAGAATGTACTAGCACCATAAGAACCTCTCAACCCCTTAAAATATGCTGAAGGCGTTTTCATTTCAAATCTTTTAGTTTCCCCAGCTTTTAGTTTAACAGGCAATGCGAATCCAAAATCCCAAATAGATTGACTAACACCTCCTGTGAATTTAATATCAACACTTATTTCCTTTTTTCCAGTTAAATCAGATGATGCTATTACTTCAAAATATGTTCTAAATGTATTTGAATAATCATTACCAGGAGCTGCAAATGTTCCAGCTGTTGCAGCTGATACTCCACGTGCGCCAGCACCATAATCCATACCAATCATTTTTGCTGTGGTTGCTTTGGTTGGGTCACCTTTATCAAATAATATACTTGCCAATTGTCCAGTTGAAACTGCTCCAGCTGCTAACGCCTGCTCTTTTGCTGATACCGCTAATCTTAACGCACTCAACTCTTGCTCCAATGATTGATTCCTTGCAAATAAAGAAACTCTTTGAATCGCTTCAGCAGTTCCTTTTTGTATAGAGTTTTGTAATTCGGTTATTGTACTTGATATTTTTGTTGTTAGTTGTCCAGTTTGGTTTTGTGCAGCTGCTAAATTTAAATCTTTTAAATCCAATTGTACTTTTAAACTTTCAGAAACTATTTCTACATCTTGCACTTTTGCTCTTAAATCCAAAACTGTCTTATTTAAAACAACTACTTGTGCAGTTAAATCAATTACCGATTGAGTTGCTTCATTATATATTGGTCTTGGAACTCTATCATCAAATGGTGGTGGTTCTGGTGGCAATAGTTCAAAAATTCTAGTATCAATAGACTTAACTAATTCTACTTCATTATATTTTGGCTTTATTAATTTTCCAGAAATAACACCTTCATCATTATTAGTTTGTTCAAAAGTATGGACACCAAAAGGATTTTTAGTAGTGATTGCCATTGAACCACTAACTAAAAGTTCACTTATTAATTGCTCATTTTGTAATCCAGTTTTTGCCATTATTAATTTTTAACTAAACTAAATGTAGTATCATTATCAAAGTATTCAATACTACTACCACTATCTACTTTAAATTCTATTTTATAAACTCTATTAGCTTCCCAATTTGAAAAATTAACTTTTATATAATTTCCATTAGAATCACAACTAACTTTAGAATAATCACTAAATGGAATTATAATATCATTCGATGCGTAATCTCTTATTTGATAATAAGTTGTAGCTGGTAAATATTTTGAAGTTGAATAATTAAATGTATCTGAGAATGTTTTTGGTGGATACAACTCTCTACCAAATAGTTGTATCTTTGCAATAGTACCTACTTTATATTCCTTTTTCAAATTAGTTACACCAACTTTAATATCATTTGCAGTTAATGGAGTTAATGAACCAGTAGAAAATATTGAATCATTCCATCCAATTCTTATTTTTGGTTGATATATAGTGTGAGTTTCTTTACTAAAGAATTTTAATATACCATAATCTGCAGTATCGCTTTCATTTGCTGTTGAGTATTTTAAAATAATACCATCATTTATCACAGACCCACTTATGAAAGCTCTTAGTATTGATATTACATTCATATTAATATCTGCCGTTTGATAACTAAATGTTTGAGATGCTGCATAGTTTGTGTACCAAGTACCACCAACACCATTATTAGTACTTGCTTCTGTTCCCGATTGGAAGTTATTTTGTAACCACTCCAACGAAGAATCCCCCTCTCTATAATTCCAAGTTACACCTTGAGTTGATATATTATCAAATCTAGTACCAGTACCCATTTCCCAACTTCCAGAAATTGCATTTGCAAATATAGTATAATCTAATGGAATTTCTTCACTTTTAGTTTCTTTTAGTATCAATTCTGCAGAACTCATTGAAATACTATTGTTAGAAATTGATGCAGATACATATCCTAAATCAAATTTAAGTAACGCATGTGATACATCTTTAATGTTTCCGTAATATACTTTACTTATTTCCAATATTTCATCCAAACCAGTATTCTGATTTGGTTGTTGTAAATAAACCGATGCATCTTTTGATGCTGTTAAAAAATAGTATGCCATTATTTTACTCTGCCTTTTATGTCTGCATCAGGAAACTTAATTTCAAAAACCGAAGGGTCTAACGATGGATATACAATCTTATCTTTAGTTGCCGCTTCTATATTATATGAATTTGAAGAATATTTACCAGAACACTTATTTGTTATTTTAACCATAGGAACTGATGAAACTCCTTCAACATTTGCTATTAGTAATTCGATTTCACTTAAATTAATTGTTTGATTAAATGACCAATTATCAATACTAAAATAATCCTTTAACTGAACTATACAGTTTGTTAATACTTCACTCTTATTGTAGTTTCCAAAAACAACTATTTCAAAATCAACACCAATATTAATAACAAACCCATCATTAATATTAATACCATCAGTTAATAATCTATATTCATTTAAATATGTTTTAAGATTTTCTTTAACTGCTCTATTGAGATTAGTAATATTACCATTAACATCATACCCTAACAAATATAAATTAATTGCAAATGGATTATTTTTTTCGTTTTCATTTGCAGTTTTACCAATTAAAAATTTAGTAATATCTTCTTTTATACTTCCTTCTGTTGGTTCTTCTGAATCTGGCTTATTAACAAAACTCATAACCAAATCAGTAAATTCTTGCAAATGATTTGGAGATGCTAATATAGACGCTGGTGAATTATTATCTAACGTACCATCAGCAACAGCGTATGCTTTTGCTATTCCTCCATATTTTGAAGGTAATGATAATACTCTAATTTGATAATCTTTTGCAGTTACTGCTCTATTTTGTGCACCAAAGTTTGCTAATGCATTTTGTCTAATTTCTTCTAATGTTTCACCATCTCTACCACCAGTAGCTGGAATTTCATTATCAACAGCTACAGAGTTTTTTATAGTATTATATGTTATTCTATCAGCATCATTAAATGCCGATATATCATCATCAAATTCAATTCCAGATATTTTTGTTAATTGTCCTTGTGATACATTTGATGCAACACCTCCGCCAACGTAATACTTTACAGTTATTGTTGTATTTGATGGAGATGTTCCGTATGTTTTTGTTTTTAAGAAATTAGTTGGGTCAAATGATTCTTCCAATCTACTTATAGAATTTGGTAAACCCAATCCAACATTTTTAAGATTTGGAATCAATTGTTCATCACTTGCCGTTGGGTCACCTGCTCCAAACTGAATTGTTGTTGTACTATTTTGATTTATTCTTGTAGTAAATCTTTTTGCAGTTTTAATTGTTTTTAAAATATATGGTACAGTTGATTTGAATTGATATAATTCTTGGTCATTTGCTTCTGTGTTTGGGTAATCAATAAATACCATTTCCTGTGCTAAGTAAGGTACTTCATAGTATTTGTTTCCATTAGAATCCCTAACATCATATATAGAGATTATATTAGTATCTTCCAAATCAATAGTTTGAAAAGATTGATAATTACCAAAAGATGCTTCTTTTTCATTTACAACTGCCGAAATTACTTGTACATATTTTTTAGCTAAATAAAATACAGGTTCACCAGTATTTGCATCTCTTTCATATACAGTTATTTCTCTATCAGCTGCATCTTCAAAATCAACAAGATTCGTTGTTCTAAATTCTATACCATTAGGTGATTGTACCGCCATACCTTCTTTGATTCTCAAATAAAACTTTGAATCAGGCCTATTATTAAATCCACTTCCTATTGATGGTACTAATTGATATACAGATAATGTAGATATTGCAGGAGATGTTACTTTTGGCTTATACCCTAAAAATTGTGCTAATGCTAACATACTCGTTTCATCCTCAGCAAACGGCATTAATGATTCTTTTAAAGTATCATCTATATAGTATCCCAATACATCACCAATATAAGATGCCATTTCAATAAACATCATACCAGGTGATGTTTCATTAAAATCAGAATAAGTTTTTGGAAAATACGTTTTAGCAAACTCAATTAAGTTAGCTCTAAATGTAGAGAAATCTTTATTAAGGTATTTAATATCTTTACCTTTGTTTTTAAAATTTTTATTTATTGTATTGATTGCCATGTTTGTTATGCTTGAACGTTAAATGATAGTGTTTCCAAATTAACACTGTTATCTATTCTAAATTTTAAAGAAACATTTACTTGATTAGCATCTTTCAATTCATTTGTTTGCTCTACTGATATATCTTCGATAGTTACAAATGGTAACCAAGTTTCCATTGAATTGTTTATTGCATTTTCTATTTTTTCTTCTAAACTGTCATCATTCATTTCAAACAATACTTTTTGCAAATCACTTCCCAAATTTGGTTGCATTAATCTTTCATATTTCTTAGTAAGTAATAAATTTTTTATATTTGATTTTGTTTGTACAGCAGTTGTATATGATTGATTAAATCCAGTATTACCTATTTGTATAGGCAATACAACACCAATGGCCCAATCATTATACTTTTCTGTATCTTTTACCAATTTACTACCTAATACTATTGCCATTATTTCTTTTTAAATCTTTTTACAAGTTCAGAATAATCTCTATTCAATGCTTTATCAATTTCAGCTACTCCAGTATTTACCCCCAATCCAGTTGGAGAAGGTCCTTTAGTCATTTCACCATATCCCATTTTTTCAGCTATTGCAGTTTTACCTACAATTGAACCCATATCACCTTGTCCAAAATTCATTGTTCTAAATCCACCATCACCTTGTGGTATTCCACCTCTGGTTTCATTTAGTATTTGGTTAATCATTGGGTTTTTGCTGTATTGTTTTGTTGGTGCTGTTTTGGTTTGAACTGATTCTTGTATTGGTTCTTCTTCCAAAATAGCCTTAGCCATTGAAATACCCTTTGATTGTGGTTTTGGTGCTACTTTTGTTTCAGATAGCATTTTTTTCATTTCAGCCTTCACACCTTCCTTAATTAAAGCAGGTAATTGCTCTTTGAGCTCCTCTTTAACAAGAATTTGAATGGCTTCTAATAGTTTATCCATGTCCATAATATTCTATTCTTTGTTTTGTTATGTTTATAAATATTTGAATTAAGTATTTTTGGGATTATATTACAAAAATGTTCCTTTACCATCCAATAACATATAATCTTTAAAACTAGTACCATCTATAAATCCTATATGTAAATGGTCAGCACTACTATCCGGAAAGTCCATTACTTCGCCTACAAATGTTCCTTTTAAAATAGGTTTACCACCACCCGTTAATATATTCTTTGGCATATTTTTTAAATGTGTCATATAAATTTTTCTACCATCTTCACTTCGTATTACAATTCCCGCTCCGAATAATTTTTTACCATCTTTAACAATTACAGTAGGACCATAATCTGATGTTACTTCTATTATGCCACCAATTGGTGTATAACATGGTGTACCAATCTTTGTAAAAATATCAACTGCATTGCCACTATGCCAACCTGGGAAACCTTTGTGTGATAATGTGTTTCCATCATAGACTACGGTTGCACCACCAAATAACATAGTTGAAGTGGGTGCACCTAGTCTAGCAGTAACATTGGGAACTTTATATCCAGTCCAATTTATTACACCAGGAGCAGGTGTGGAAAGTGGAGGATATAATGAATTTGTAATAATTAATCCAGTTACTGTTGCTAAATGTTGTTGTGCCCAAAATACAAAAATATCAACTAATGTTTTTGGTGTAGTTGTAGGTGGGATTATAAATGCAGGCTTCCATATGCCGGGACTAATTACCATATTATAATAAACTCCAATATTTCCAACAGTACCAGGTGCTGGTATTATTGGTATTGGAAATTCATTTAAAACTGCCGAGCTCCAATATGCAATCACACCACTACCCATAGCACCAACCAAATCATATGGTAGTGGTGATACTTGTCCTTGTTGTAATGCAAATTTAAATAAGGTTTTCATCATTTCCACATTACCCTGCTTTACACTTGCCATACTAATAGTATCAGTTCCCCTCTTTATACAAGCATCATATTCTTGCGCATATGTCTTAGCTACCAAATCTATATCACCAATTGCATTTGGATTTTCACTTAATCTAATTATATTTTGTTTAAATGTTACCCAAGACATCTTATGATAATTGATTTCGTTGACTTAAAATACTATTCAATTTTGATTTAATCATACCAAAATCAGGTGCGTTTATTGGGCCTGGTGCAGATGGACCGGCTGGTGTTAAATATTGCTGTTGCCCTATTGCGTCAATCAACTCACCTAATAAAGCTACTAAAGTTTCACCTTTAACCATAGCTTCTAAATCCACACTGCCAAAAAACATTGTACCATTTCCAGTTACAAAGTTTATATCCCTATCATTTGTTATAATATTAATATTATCACCAACACTTATATCAATACCACCTTTGTTATCAATTGACATTGAACCATCTGATATAAATCCATAATTCTTTTTTGAATAAAATAACATTTCTGCATTTTTTGCTGAAAGTATTATTCTACCTGAGCTAAGAAGCAGTTGGTCACCAATTAATTTTGTTGGATAATCTTCAAATGATTCCGGTTTGGTTTGAAAATCACCCTTACCCTTTTCATCTACTATTCCCGGTATGAATCCTAATTGATATTCTCCAGATGTTAAAGCTATTATTGAACCATCTTTATTAATATCTTCTTCAACATTTGAATTTTCTTCTTTTTTTCTATTATCAGCAGATTCACCATTTCTAATTATTATATTTGGTGCAAATCTATTTTTTGGATTATTAAACCCAGAAAATCTTATTGATTGACCAAATCTAGATTGTATTAAAGAATCACCTTCATATAATTTTAATTTGTGAAGTTTTTCTTGAGGATTGTAGTATTTACCAAATCCACTATATAAATCAGAATCTCCTTTATTTGATTTTGGAATTCCCGTAATAGCTACGCTTTTATAATTTTTTGCTGTATTTTGTGCTTGTGGTTTTTCGGGAAATTTATTTTTTATTAAATTTGAATTTGCAGATATTGATGGATTTGCTTCGTTACCAATTCTACTATAAGTGTATTGCCCAGTATCACTTTCATGTATTTTTACTATTTCATTCTTTAGAGGAATGTTTATAAAATTTTTATCAGCTGGGTGCGCTATTGATAATTGAGATGAATCTGCTGATAAATTATTCGGGTTTCTAAATCTAATAGACCCTATAAATGCTCCACCACCTTTAGTTTGCTTAGCTATTTCATGTGAATCATCTAAACAAATATCATATACTACACCCGTATTTTTGGGTATTAGATTTATATTAGTTTTTGCAGATGCGTTACTATGTAATATTCTATCGTTAAATCCCATATTATTTCATTTTCTTTTTTAATTCATCTAACTCAAATTCCAAATCATCAACTCTTTCAACTTCCTGCTTAGTATCTTCCAAATCTCTAAGTAATTGTTCTTTCTCAAATGCTGATAAGAATCCTTCCTGTCCTTCGGTTTTCTTTTCAGACGCTATAATCTTAGTTGCTATTGTTGCTAATTTAACTAATTGGTCATCATTCCTAACTGAACTATCAATTAGTCCACCAATAACAGGACCCAAAGTTCCCATGTCTCCTGCGTGTCTAACCATTTTCTTTAGTTCCTCTATTAGAGCACTAATCTTTGTTTTTTTAGAAACTTGGTTGTTATAGATATCCTCAAAAAGACCACTTAATGATTTACCTTTGAATAATTCGAATTCTGTTGACATATTAATATATTTACATTTTGTATGTATATAAATATGGTTCTATTAAAATGTTGAAATTAAATTGGGATTACTTCGATTGTAATCTTTGGTTGATATCCTTCAGGCAATTGTCTATTAATACCTTTGAATTCATCCACCTTACCTTTAAAGTAAGTTATTTGTAATATACGGTCTGTCAGATTCATTACCGTTTGCGAAGAAGTAGACATTTCTTCCGTATCTCTTTTCATATTCAATTGAGGTTTCTTTGGAAAGTATTCCTTTCTCATAGCTTGTGCTATTGCTTTCCAATCTTCTACCTTATCAACTGATTTCTCAGCTGATATCTTTCTCAATTTTGAACTTAGATATTTTTCACCATTTGTATATCCAGCATCGGTGAACATGTGTCCGTGATTTGTACGAACAACAGGTGATTCAGAATTTTGAAGTTTAACATCAGGCTTATGCTTTGATGTAGTTTCAATACTAACCATATGTTTTGTAGATGATACAAATGTATGACCTTTCAAAGACAATCCACTCTTACCCTTATATGATAGTGCAGCTCGTACTGCATCAATTAAAGTAGGTTGCTTAATGATGTTTCTCATCTTATCACCATCAGGTCCAGGTTTACCAGCTTTCTTTACAAGCTTAGCTTCAGCTTCATCGTGTCCAACTAATAGTGCTGAGTTTACAACACCAATTCCATTTTCGTTTAAACCCTCACTCCAATCAGTTATTAAATCGTGCAGATATGCAACTTCCACACCATCAATGATAGTATGTACAATTTCTAAAGAAGGATTATAAGCCCTATCTCTATTTTTAGCTAGGATAAACTTATCTTTAATTTCTTTAGATACGATTATGCACTCTGAAAGTTTCATTTAGAATCCTATTGAAATTACATCACCATCTGCTTCAACCCAACGAATTTTTAATGCTAATAATTTTTTAAGAGTATCAGCTCCAAAACGATAACCAGTTCCAAAATTGCCTCTTGCTGGAATATCTACAACCATTCCGTGAATACCAGCAAAAATTTGAGAATGGTCTGCACCAATTACTTTTTGAAATGCCACAACCTGTTTTTGTTGAATAGGTTTTAATTCTTTGAATTTTATTTCCGATGCTTCGTTTAATTGAGTAAGTTTTATCATATTATTTATTATTAAAATGCTCCATTTACTTCTTTAGCTGCATCAGAACCATACTTTGATTTAACTTTGCTAACTAAATCTTTTAGGATACTACTTCTATATTTGATAAGTTCATTTGGCATTGAACCTTCTATTGTATGTATTGTTTGAATTGCCTGTAATAACTTAACAGACTTTGTATCGTTTAAAAATGTTGCTAATTCTAATACAGAACCAGTATGGTCATTTCTATCAGTTAGTTTAGCTATCTTAGCTACTATTTGTTTAGTATCTAAAGATTCAGTTACTTTAGGTTTTCCAGTTACAATACCCATTAATTTTATCATCTTATTTCTTTAATTTAAGTTTCCAATAAACACCACCTCTAACGTATGGAGTAAATCCACCATTTGTACCATCGGTTGTTTGATTAGTAACGCCTAAACCCAATTGGTATATCTTATCTTTCTTAGTATTGATTAAAACACCAGCTCCTACTGAACTTACAAAATCTGCTTTGTTGAATCCACCCTCTAAACCATAAAATAATTTAGTCTTAGGTAATTCTTTTACAATTGTAGTTTCTTTGATAGTTCTTTGCTTAACACTTGCGTTGAAAGTTCTACCTAAGATTTTGTTTTGTGAGATAGTATCATTTAAAGCAACAATACCTAATGAATCAGGTAAAACTAATGTATCTTTGTATAATACTTTTGAGTAATAGTCTTTTAATAAAGCCATAGTATCAATAACCGCTGGAATGATTACTTCTTTCTCTACGATTGTTTCATGGTAGATATCTTCACCTTTCTTAGTTACCACTTTAGTTTTAACGATATCAACCGTATCAATTTCGTGCTTAATTACTTCATATGCTTTACCAGCTATGAATACTTTCTTACCTGGCATAACTCCACCTGGGTTAAACCACTCCAATAAAACGAATATAATCAATACTGCGATTGCTATATTCTTAAAGTTCAACAAATTTTTCATAATATATTTGATTTATGTGTATAAATATTGATTTATTCTAAAATATCATTTTTGAACCAATTTGGAAGTTATTCAATAAAGAAAACTCAGGTGCGAATGACATTGCCGCTTTATAAGATGTTGAAAATCCAAATCTTTTACTTAATTTGTAATCATATCCCAGTCCTACCATTGCGCCAGGTGTTCTACTAACAGTACTTCCCCCAGTCACAGTATTCCAAGCTAATGGGGATTGCATTACGAATACTTGCGGAGTTAGGGTAACCTTTCTACTATAAGAATATGGTTTCATCCAAAATCCAACTGCTGATGTACTTAACGATACATCATATCCACCACTAACTGCATTTTCCATCATTAAAGTAATTATACCCACATTGTATCCAAATGTTCCGTATTTAGGGTGAGGTTTAATCCAAGTGTATCCGTTAAGATTCATTATAGTTCCTTTAAGATATGCAAATGTAGTTCCGTATGAATGTATTGCGTTCAATTGTCCGTTCTCAAAATCCATCTTTGTAATACCACCACTTAAAGCAAATTGATTTAGGGTACTCCATATAAGTGCGGTAGCTGAATATGATTTATCTCCCATCAATGAAGATTTAGATACACCCACACTCATCATTACAGCATACTTACCTTCCACATCTTCCGTACCAGCCAAATCAGATGCCATCATCATTGGATTTGCTACTGTTTTCTTTTTTTCCTCTTTTTTCTTTTCTTCCTTCTTCTCCTCTTTCTTTTCTTCTTTAGATTCTTCCTTCTTCTCCTCTTTTTTCTCCTCTGACTTTGATTCTTCTTTCTTTTCTTCTTTGCTTTCCGATTTAGTTTCTTCTTTCTTTTCTTCAGTCTTACTTTCCGATTTACTCTCCGATTTTGATTCAGATTTCGTTTCAGTTTTAGTCTCCGTTTTGGTTTCAGTCTTTGTTTCCGTAGATGAAGATGAACCACTACCAGAACTGCTTCCAGAACCTCCAGAACTACTGCTTCCTGATGAGGAAGCCGGTGGTGG